GCCCGTCGACATTCGCAAATACGCCGCCCACGCCACGGCCACCATCCCCCTGCTGGATGGCCAGGGCATCCCCCTGCGGGACGAGAACAACGTCCAGGCCACCGTTACCCTGTACGGCCCCGGCAGCAAGGACTTTGCTGCAGCTCAGGCGCGGAGTCAGAACCGCTCCATCGATCGCCTCAAGGCCAAGGGCCGCGCCGACCAGAGCGCCGAGGAAAAGGAGCGCGAAACGGCCGAGTACCTCGCCTCGATCACCGAGCGCTTTGACGGCATCGCCTATGACGACAAGACCGGCCGCGAGCTGGTCAACGCGATCTATGGCGACTCCTCGCTCGGCTTCATTGCCAAGCAGGTGCACGAAGCCGCGGGCGACTGGGCGGTTTTTACGAAGCCCTCGTCGAGCAACTGATCGTCCACGTGCGTCAGCTCGCCTGGTATTCCGCTGCGCCGCAAGAGCCGCCCAAGCCCGGGCGGCGCGGGCCAGCGCCAGCGCCGGTGAGCCGCGGCAAGCAGCAGCAGGAAAAGGGCATGACCCTACAGCTCCCCGATGCCGGCCCGGCCGCCTACCTGGTGGGGCACCTCTTCGAGGTAGGCCCGCTGAGCTGGGCGGGCATGAGCGAAGTGCCGCTCAGCTGGGGCGAGCTGCAGGCCTGGCAGTGCCAGCTGGGCATTGAGCTGCAGGCCTGGGAAGTGCGTGCGCTGCGCAGCATGAGCAGCGCCTATGTCAGCCAGCTGGCCGCCGCACGCGCGCCCGACTGCCCGCCGCCCTGGCTGCCCGCCACGCCCCCGCCCGAGCAGAACCGCCGCGCTGTGGACGAGGGCCTGCGCTTCCTCATGCGTGCCCGCATCGTCAACCAGCAGGAAGACGCCGCGCGCCGCGGCCGTCGCAACCATCAGGAGCCTCGCCCATCATGATCGCCGGTTCCATCGAGATCCAGCTGATGGCCGAGATGGCCCAGCTGCGCAAGGACATGAACGAGGGCATGTCCATCGTGCAGGCCGGCTCCAAGAAGATGCAGGAGTACGCCGACCTGGCCAAGAACGCCCTGCTGGGCTTGGGTGCCGGGCTCTCCATCAAAGCCATGATGGACTGGGTGGCCGGTGTGATCGAGGGCACCGGCGCCCTGCACGACATGGCCATCCAGACCGGCATGTCGGCCCAGGCGCTCAGTCAGTTCAAGAGCCTGGGAGCCTACACCGAGACCTCACTGGAGCAGATTTCCGGCGCGAGCCTCAAGCTCGCCAAGAACCTGGCCCTCACGGATGAAGAAGGCAAGGGCGCCGCGCTGGCCATTAAGGCGTTAGGGCTGGATTTCAACGACTTCAAGAAGCTCGCCCCAGAGCAGCAGATGATCGCCGTGGCCCGCGCCATGGGCGACTTTGAGGACGGCAGCGACAAGAGCGCAGCCGCCATGCTGATGTTCGGCAAGGAGGGCGCCAAGATGCTGCCCTTCCTGAAAGACCTGGGCGAGAACGCCGACGAGATCAGCGGCAAGCTCAGCGCGCAGGAGGTTGAGACCCGGCGCCTGCAGGCCGCCATGTCCGATGCCTACGGCGACAACCTCACCAAGATCCGCAAGGAAAGCGACGGTTGGAAGAAAGACATGGCCATGGGCCTGCTGCCCGCCATGTACGAAACCACCGAGGCCATGCTGGCGATGGAGCGCGGCACGGGCGGCATCCGCGCCAAGATCAGCGATCTGGCCAAAGACGGCACCCTGGCCGACTGGGCGCGCGGCGGCGCAACTGCCATCTCCTACCTGGTCGATATTGGCCAGGGCCTGTTCAGCCTGTTCCCGATGATTGGCAAGGCCATTGCGGGCGTGGCCGCTGGTGCGGTGGAGCTCTTCGGTGGCATGGGCACGGCGGTGCGCCAGTTCATCGAGGGCGACTACAGCAAGTCGATGGACACCATGAAGGCGGCGTTCCGGGCTGTCGACACGATCGGCGCCGCGGCCGCGAGCGACATCGCCGCCATCTGGAACCAAAAGCTGATCGGGCAGACCTTCCGCGACGCCATGGCTGGCGTCAAGGGCGTAGGCATTGCCGCGGAGGATGCCAAGAAGCACCTCGACCTTTCCAGCGAGCTGGCCAGGACAGAGGCCGCCCAGAAGGCCGCCACCGAGGCAGCCAAGCGCGCCGCTGCTGAGGAAAAGAAGCAGGCCGATCAGCTCAAGGCCCTGGTCGGCGAGGTCAACAACTACACCACAAAGCTGCTGCTGGAGCAGCAGCAGACCGAGAAGCTCAGCGATGGCCAAAAGCTCGCGCTCAAGGTCATGGAGGCGCTGCGCGACGGCAAGATCAAGGGCACCGAGGCCGATCGCCAGGCGCTGGCTCAGCAGCTGCAGAACATGCTGGCAGAGGAAAAAGAGTCCGAGCTCAACCGCCGCAACAAGGAGCTGACCGAGGCCTACACCAAGGCCCGCAACGAGGCCGTAGGCGCCATGCGCCAGCAGACCGCCACGCTGCAGGACCAGGTGCGCCAGCAAGAGGAGGAAAACCTCAAGCTCACCATGAGCGCCGAAGCCTGGGCCCTGGTGGAGATCGCGCGCATCCGGGCAGCAGCGGCGTCGCGCACCGCCTCGGCCGACTTTCTGGAGGAACACGAGCAGCTCGGTGCCGAGACCGATGAGCTGCGCGAGCAAGCCAAGGCCCTGAACAAGCTGGCCGACCTGAAGGAGCAGGGCATCCACCTCAAGGCCGCCAAGGAATCGGCCGAGGAGTGGAAGAAGACCACCGACTCCATCTACAACGGCCTCACCGACTCGCTCTACCGGGCCTTCGAGTCCGGCAAGGGCTTCTTCCAGACGCTCTGGGAAGGCATCAAGAACACCTTCAAGACCACCGTTCTCAAGCTCGCCGTGCAGGCGATCATGAGCCCCATCGCCAATGCCATCGGCAACTCGCTGATGGGCTCGGTGGGCACGGCCGCGGCGGGCAGTGCGGGGGGCTCGATGCTGGGCAGTCTGCTGGGCGGCACCATCGGCGGGCTGGGCGCCTTCGGCGGGGCCTTGGGCAGCGGCTTTTCTATGGCCATGGGCGGCGGCATGGGCCTGGCGCTTGAGGGCGGCGCGGCCATGATGGGCAGTGCCACGGGCCTGTCCAGCATGCTGGCCGGCATGGGCCAGATCATCGGCGCGCTGGGCCCCATCGCGCTGGGGCTGGGCGCCGTCTACGCCATCGCCAAGGCGCTGGATAACGGCGGCACCCCGCACCGCGGCGCCATGTACGTCAGCGACTCGAAGGGCGGCTATGTGCCTGGCGCCAATGTGGTGGGCGATATGGCTTGGGGCGACAGCGTCTACCGCAACCACGATCAAAGTGTCGAGGACGCGCTCAAGCTCCTCACCGGCGGCGGCGCCGCGGCGCTCAATGCGCTGAGCCTCGCCTTCGGTGGGCAGGGCAACTACAAGGTAGGCGGCTACTGGTCGGCCGACGGCCACGACGCCAGCCAGGGCAACACCCGAGTGTGGGCTGGCGACACCATCCTCAGCTCCACCAGCTCTCACTTCGCCGTCGATGCCAAGCAGGGCCTGACCGAATACACCGCCGAGCTGGCCGGCCAGGTGCGCCTGGCCATGGGCACCATCGACCTGCCTACCTGGGCCAAAGACCAGCTCAACGCCCTGGGCACAGGTGCCTCGATGGAGGATCTGCTCAAGACGGTACAGGCCATCGGCGCCACCCAGCTCGCGCTCAAACAGCTGGGCGATGTATTTGCGCCACTTGGCGGCGTGTTCGGGCGCATTGCCGGTCTCTCGGGCGATGCCACCATGCAACTGGCGCAGTTCGCGGGTGGCATCGACCAGCTGCTTGCCAAGACCCAGAGCTACGTGCAGGGCTACTACAGCGAGGGCGAGCAGGTCTCCATGCAGGCGGCCAACATCCGCAAGGTGCTCGATGCAGCCGGGCTCACGGGCGACCTCAGCAGCAAGGAGCAACTGCGAGCCCTCATGGAGACCCGCGCGGAGAAGACCGAGGAGGGCCGCAAGCAGATCGCCAGCCTGCTTGAGGTGGCCGGCAGCTTTGCCAACGTGGCCGAGTACATCCAAAAGATGGGCGGCGGCAGTCTCGACTCGCTGGCCGCCAGCGCGCCAGGCATGAGCCTGCTGCAGAGCCAAGTGGACCAGCAGGCCGCGCAGGTGGATGCGGCGCAGCAGACCGTCACCGCGGTGAACACCGTTAACAGCTCCATCCTAGGCGTGCAGCAGGCCATCACCAGCGGCCTGGCCCTGGTGACGTCGCGGCTTGAGTCGCTGGCCACAGCCACCGCCAACAACGCGCGCGACATTGCCGATGCGCTGGCAGCCACACCGAGGGCTCAACCATGAGCATCAGCGACGCGCAGTACCGCGCCTGGCTGCTGGCCGACGACCAGCCCCGCTGCGTGCTGGCCGAGGTCCAGCCCTGGAGCGGTGGCGCAGAGGTCACGCGCTACCTGAGCAACCGCGGCTTCGTCAGCCAGCCCAGCGATGCGCCGGCCAACCGGGCTTACGACGAGATCCTGCTGGGCGTGCCAAGCATCACGACCCGCATGTCCGATGCCCTGCGCGGCTACAGCCAGGTGGCATATGGCAACCTCGATGTCAGCAACGTCGGCGGCGAGCTTGATGCCTGGCTGCAAGACGCTTGGGATGGCCGCACCGTGCGCATCTACCTCGGTGCGCCCGACTGGGCCAAGGCCGACTTCCGCCAGGTGTTTCATGGCGCGGTGGCCGACATCCAGGCGACCGGCAATGCCCAGCTGACCCTGCAGCTGCGCGATCGGCAACACCTGCTGGACGTGCCCCTGCTCACCACCCTGGTGGGCGGCACCGGCCCAGCCAAGGACAAGCGCCGCCCCGTCTGCTACGGCGAGTGCAAGCAGGTGCCGCCCGTGCTCGTCGACGAAGCCACGCACACCTACGCCGTGCATGATGGGGCTATCCAGGCGGTGGATGCCGTGTACAACGACGGCGTTGCTATCGGCTATACCGCCAATGTGGCGGCTGGCGAGTTCAGCCTCGGGGCCGCCCCTACCGGCCAGCTCACGGCGGACGTGAAGGGTAGCAAGGCAGGCGGCAGCTACGTCAACACCACCGCCGACATTGCCCAGCGCATCGTGCTTGAGCGCACCGGCCTGGCTGACATCAACGCCGCAGCCCTGGCCCAGCTCAACGCAGATGCGCCGGGCCCGGTGGGCATCTACGTGGCCGGCGATTCCATCACGGTGCTGGGCGCGCTCGATACCTTACTCACCGGCGTGGGTGGCTACTACACCATCGATCGCCAGGGCCAACTCAAGCTGGGGCAGTTCAAGGCACCCGCCGGCGCGCCGG